ATTATTGAAAGCTGTCGCGTATGGTTTTGGATATACTAATGAATCGATCCATGTTGTTCTTATTGAGTTCGTATTTGTTCCTGTGTACCAGTTACCCATGGGTAGATTAGCATTGTCCTGTCCATAATTATAGACCACATACCTATCGTTAAATGTGGCACTAGCAGTTGGATACCACCAGATAACTTCTGTAAATAGATTGTTTATACCTGCACAGATCTGTTGACCTTTTGTTGTGTCAATATCATCATAAACAAAATCTTCAACAGAACAAGGCAAAGTATTAACAGTACCATCAAAAGAGAAAAAACCATTGTTACCCATCCAGTATGCAACACCATCGATCTCTATGGCTGCATTTTTACCAATTAACCCACAGTTTGTACCAACCTGTTCGAATCCAAATGTAAATGGCGCACCAACAAATTTCATCGCGTACAATGCATTATCGGTCCAAACTAGGATATTTTCTTTTGCAACCAAGGCACCCATGATCTTTGTTCCATCCTGTAATCTCTGTGTACCAGCGGTGTTAGTAGCTTCAGGTGTATAGTTGTTTATATCCTCATCAACAGAGAATCTTATAAGCATATCATCTTGTGTTGCAGGTGAACCTATAGTTAACTCTGTACCAAAATGAATTAAGTGACGTGTTGTTGGTGATATTAATGTAACTCTAGTTGCAGTTGGATTATTTGTAGTTTCAAATCCTGATGTATTAGTAGCAGCTCTATTGCCTGTTGGATTTGCAGCTCCTGCATTCCAAGTAAATGTTTTACCATTTGCAATTGTTGCAACTAATACCTCACCAAAATTACTTAAGGACCAAAGTCCTGGCTCAAGAGTTACAGTAGATGCCTGTACCGCACTACCAAATCCTGTAAACTCAGTTGCGTTTTGCACTGTTGCATTTGTTGAATGTGCCTGTCCATTTGATGTGCCTGGAGTTGCTGTTCCATTTGTACCTCTGGTAATACCTAAAAATTGTGTTCCACTTTTTGATGTGTATGTGATTAATTCACTATCAACTAAAATTGTACCTGCAGAAGGAAAGCCAGTTGTATCATCTACAGTGACCGCGGTCCCGGATCCACCTGTACCAGCAGTGTCCGCGTTCAACGATCCGTCTAATTCTGTCTGTGCAACACCGGTGATTGTACCACCATAGTTTCCAATACCAAAACCATAACCATAAGATTGTGCTGCCGGACCCACCACCTCGTAAGGTGTGATTGTTACGGAACCACCAGTAGATGATGAACCAGCTGTTGCTGCTTGTATAGTTAAGGTTTTAGAAGTTGGAACAGAAAGAACCTGGAAGTTTATGTCATTAAATGTTGCTGTCGTAACACCTGTCGTACCACCTGGTAGTGTTGTTGCACTTAATCTGATTATGTCACCCACAGAGATTCCATGATCTGCAGATGTTGTAAGAGTTACGGTTGTCGTTCCGTTAAAAGTAAATGTTGCGCCAGTGATCGCAGTTGCAAGAGGTGTTATGTCAAATAGTTGACCCTCAAAATATAAAAGCAAAAATTTATCTGTGCCTAGTGCAACATATCTATTGCCATCTGTATCGACAAATGCATGTTGTTTTCTGGCTACACCCACGATCGTATCTGTTAAAAGAGATTGCCAGCCACCAACTTTTTCTGGTAGGCCATATCTAAATCTCACATTATCTGAATCTACCCAACGACCTTCTGCTCCAACCGCTGTATCTTGTTTGTCGATTCCAGGAGCAAACTTAATTTTCGTAAGTGGCATCTTTTACTCCTATGATGTTTGGTTGTATACGTATTGCCAACCTTTGGTTGCGTTAGTGTATCTTAATTTAATCGATTGATTATTAGTAGCTAAATCTAAATTAGATGCAGCACCTCTTATTGGTTGACTGTTTCTATCTACAATAACTTTATTAGTACCAAATCCCCCTGTTGTCGAAACATCCATGATACTAACCTCATCACCCATAGTTGGTGATGCTGGTAGTGTGATTGTAACCTGAGCTGCTGTTGTATCAATTAATAAATTATCACCAGCCACTGCAGTGTATGCAGTAATAGAACTAGACGTGATTGCAAAATTACCTTTTTGTAAGATATCTAATCTTGCATCTGTTCCATTAGAGTGAATTAACATTGTTGATCCAACAGGCACGGCTATAGGATTTGATGAGCTTGCTGTTTTAATACTTAAAGTAAATTTATCAGCCGTAGTTCTATTGGTTGCATCTTGAATTATATATATTCTTGTCGCTGTGCCGCCCGTTGTTGATGCTGGTATAATTAAAGTTTGATTTCTTTGTAATGTGCCTGTTAATTTTAAATAAATATTTTTACCATTTGATGTGGCACCATCTGATAAAGCTAACGTAACATCTGATGAACCATCTGTCATGGCAACATCAACCACACCTGATGTTGATTGTTGTAATACCTGTAAATTAGTGTTTGTAATTGTGCCCCATAGACCAGCTTTCTCACCGGTTGCTACAAGTTCTAATGCTAAATCTGTTGAAAAAGTTGATGCCATATTATCCGTAAGGTTTTATTGGTGTCCAAACCATTGTTGCTCCTGGTACAATTTCATTCCACGATATGACACCTACCTCGCCTGTTCTCAAAGTCATGGCGTTTTTAGGTGCTTCTATATTCGCGTTTCCAACGATAGTAACAGATCCACTACGTATAATCAAGTTGTTTCCAGATGCCTCTATAGAAGCATCTACTGTTACACTAACGGTCCCCGTTCCAAGGGTCATTACATTTTTAGCAGCTGTAACATTAGCATTACCAACTAGTGTTACTGTTCCAACACCGAGTGTTAATTTATTTGGATCTATGTTTTGTTGAACGGCGTCAGCTGCAATATCTGGATTACCAATGCTAGCAACTAGATTATTGCCTGTGACTGTAAGAGTTACTACATCATCTTTTCCAACTTGAGATATGGGAAATTGTGATATTGCGTCAAAACCTAAATTCATAAATGTCCTTAAAAGGAGACACGGGGTATGTGGTGGTGCCGTGCCTCCATCTAAGAATTATATCATCGTTTGAACCAGGAAGGAAGACCTAAATGTGGACGCTTGTCAAACATATTATCTCTAGCTCCCGGTGTCTTACGATTGTTATAATGCAGAAAAACCTGTACACATTCTTTGCCTTTGAATTTCTCTCGCCAATGTTCTAATTCTATACCCCTATAAACCAACATATCACCAGGTTTTAGATCTACTCTAACCCCTTTTGCTTTACTGGCTGCTGTAATATTCTTACCGTCTGGCGCACCAACATTTTCATTTGGGCTAAGATATATTGGCCAATCATCACCACCAAGATTCATGGTGGTAGATATCTCACAGGAGAATCTATCCTTGTGTCTTTTTAGTTCATCACCTTTTTTATATATTCTTGCATAAGTGTAATTAGGATCTAACCTGTCTTTGCATCCTAAAATAATTTGCAATAAAAACTGCCAGGTCTTCTGATATGGCTTTTCTGATTACTGTGTATTTATTTTTCTTAAACATCTTTTGCCATCTCTTTCGGTACAGCCTGTATATTCCAATGTATAAATCTAAAAGGTTCTATTCCAAAGTCTACCGCATACTCATGTTCTAGATAACCTGGAAATATAATTAATGTGCCTGGTTTTGGTTTCATATGAAATTGTTCGTGACCTGGCCACACACCTTTTAAATCTGGTTTCATTTTTAATTTTGTTGTCCTTGCCCCGGTCTTTGGTTCATGAAATACAGGATAAGATGTTTTATCACTACACTTTAAAAAATAAAAACCTGATACATGTTGATTCCAATGTATATGTGCTGAGTGATGACCACCACCTTTTTTAGCAAACTCTTGCACCCACATCTCACTAAACATGGTTGAGTATTGTGACATGTCATAGCCCTGATGATCTAAATACTCCCAGGATTTTTGACCTATGTAATTTCTAAAATCTAAAAAATCATTGTCAGCTGTAAGTGGTGTTGAATGATATGATCTTCCAAAGTCACCATATTTTTTTATATATTCTTTTTCTCTTGTTCTTGCATCTTTAATATATTTATTACTTGCTTTGTTTAGTGATTTAACAAACTCTGGTTTTTCCTCGCTCCATATCACAGTTGAAAAATAATTATTTATAAACATTATCTAAAAGGCCTCCCTAAATGCCATACCACAAGACTATATCTTGTGCCTGATGTTACTGGTTTAACTCTATGCCACACAAAACTAGGAAATACAATAATAGATCCTTTTGGTAGTATCTCTTTACATTGTATTCTATGTTTTGATTCGTCTCTCATGTGTGGATCATAGTTTCTAAAATCAAATTCTAATTCACCACCCTTATATTCTGATCCATCTGTTAACTGACAGGTCATGGATAATTTTCTAATTCTTCCATGTTCTGGTGTATCTGGCTTATCATAAGGTTTGTCCCAACTATCACAATGCCAATCGTAATATTGATTTAACTTATATTTTGTAAATTGACAAGATTCACTTCTTTCCCAATCAAAATTCCAACCAGCAGCTCTATTTGCTTCATGAACATATGGTTGTAATTCTTTGTATATCCAAGTATCATTGAGCCATACTAAATCGGAATTTCTTTTTCTTTTTAAATCTTTTATTTCTTCTTTGTTTAATGGTTTTTTATTTAAATCTCTTTCTCTTCCATAACCACCAGTAATTGCCATTGTTTCTTTTTGTGAGTTAGCATAAGCTATAACCTCGTCACAAAATTTAGGTGTCAATACACCACTAAAATACCAATAATAATTAGTTAAGTTCATTAATATATAGGTAGAAAACTTGTATTAATATCTACCTCTCCATATTTTTTATATAACTTTTTAATCGTTTTTTCATTAATAACATCAAACCCTATGGTTACTCTTGTATTGTCATATGTTTTTTTACTTATAACTTTATGATCATTTAAAGAGGGTCCTATATAAACATTCCCAATTTTATTTTTTATAGTGTAATTTTTAAAAACAGTTTCAGTATTTTTAGGATCAATAGAAATATATCCATGAAATAAAGCATCAGGATGATTATGCCATTTTAATAAATTTTTTTCTTTATGAAAATTTAACCAACATTGAAACCATAAAGGTTTTTTTGAATTAGAATATTTTCTAATAATTTTAAATACATCTTTAAACATTCTATAATAATATAAAGATCCAACTAGTAAACCCATACAATTATAATACCTATAATAAGAAGTAGAAGATGTATCACCATAAGAAAATTTAAAACGTTCGTGAGCTAGGTTAGCATATTTTTTAAAATGTTTTATGTTATTTTTTATATACGGAAGATTGACTAACATATATTGTTTATTAGATATATTCATACGTTACAGTTTGTATAAAATTTAAACTATCCTTTTGATTATTGGTTATGTAATACATATTAGTAGACGGAAACATAATAAATTTATTATTATTTAAAAGTATATCCCAGCTTCTTCCTTTACGTCTGTTATCCTCATAGTGTATTCGAACCATACAATCTTTGACTTTGACACCATATAATAATGTAAAGTCTGGTGAGTTTCGTAAATCTACTGGATCAATATTAAGTAGTGGGATTGTTATCTCTTGAGGTTTATAAATGTTACCCCACGTTTCTTTGTTAATTAAATTAATACCATATTCAAGACCAATGTGATCTCGCATATAAGTATTCAACATATCCCAAGTTCTTGAGAATGGAAAAGGTGAATCCGTAAGCTGTGATTTTAAAATATCGTTTTGAAGTTTATCTCGGTCAATATCCCAGTCCTTGGGCATCGCCACATCACCATAATATAAAATTTGTTCAGATAATACTTTCTTTTGCATACCACATACCTTTTTAATCTATGCTTTAGAGTCTGTCAAGTCCCACGACTGATTGTCTTCATTCCAGTTATAAAACCACATATGAGTATCAGCCTCGTTTTGTGCTTCTTGTTCTGCAGTTAATGCTGGAGCATCACCGATCGGTGATTGCCAACTTGCAGTTGTAGTATTTTTTACCCAAGATGCGTGAGGTTTTTTAGGCCAAAAGATATTATTATCTTCGTCCCAAGTATAACCTATGCCTGCATAGTTTCCTCTAAAAGCTTTTGAGTTATCACCAGAGTTATGTGTATTACGTCCTGTGTTATATGAAGTTTGAATCCACATCTGTGCAGGCCAGTTGTTGTGTGTTTCTAACCACTGTTGACCTACTGTTTCATCCTCAACACCATCAGCATTTAACATTTTATCGTTATCCATAGTTAATACCTGAATAACTTTTCCATTAGCTCCTAGTTTTGCAAAATGTGCCATAATGTTTCTCCTTATATATTAATTTTTAAGTTCAGTAAATACATATTAATTTTGAAATTTATACCTAATAATAACAATTCCTGATCCACCTGTTCCAGAATTAGGGGTTGCTGCATTACCTCCACCGCCGCCTCCCATATTAGCTAAACCATTACCTTCAGGTATAGGGCCTCTACTACCCATACCTCCACCACCTAAAGTTCTTCCTAAAGATGGACCACACGCTGGGTTTCCACCACCCGCATAATATTGACTTCCACTACTTGGATCTCCAGTTGCTGGATTAATATTGTTTAATATACCAGCACCACCTTTATTAGGAGTTGAATTTCCACCACCCCCACCTACTGCTCCTGCACCTCCACCGGCACCTGCATTACCAGGAGCGCTTGGACCACCATTGTTTCCTTGAGGAGGGGTTGTTGATGGAGTATTTCCAGAACCTCCAGAACCAGCTGAACCAGTTCCTCCGTTACTTCCAGCACCTCCAGAACCACCGTCATTACCATTTCGGTTTGAACCATTTCTACCTGCTCCACCACCTCCACCTGCTGATGTGATTGTACTAAAAACTGAATTTGAACCATTTACACCAACGAATGATATTGGATCAACAGGTGTTCCTTGTTGAGCTCCTCCACCTCCACCGCCAACTGTTATTGGATAATTTGTTGCAGGCACAGATAAAGCTGCAACTGGACTTGGAGAAGTTCCTAAAGGTCCAACACTATAACAACCTGAAGCAGTTCCTCCAGACATACGAGCTCCACCAGCACCACCTCCACCACCATAAAAATAACCACCGCCACCACCACCAGCTACTACTAAATAATCTACTAAGTTTGATCCTGAAGCATTGCCTGCGCAAGATACACAAAATGAACCTGGTCCTGTAAATGTATGAATTTTAAAATCACCTGAAGTTGTTATTGTACCACCTGTGGCTGTAACATATTGTGTTGTAGCTGCATCTGATTGTAAACCAGAATCTGTTACTAACCAACCTTGCGTTGAATCTATAAAAACTAATGTTACTGCAAGACCTTCTTGAGTTAAGTTTCCATCGATAGCTTCACCACCTACTTTAGAACCATTTCTATTAAGTGTGCATTTATTAGTATCAAAAGTTTTTGCATAATCTTTTATCCCAACGATTGCTCCTGCGCTTGGAGAGGCTGGAAGCGTAACTGTTATTGGTCCTGATGTTGTATTTACAAAATATCCTTCACCACCCACTGCTGTGAAATCTCCTGTCTTAACTGTTGTTTGCCAGTTAACAGCGCCTGTCGCCCCAAAACCATTTGCAGTTCCAGCATTTGTTATTGTAGCACCAGCTGGAATAGTAAATGTATCTCCACTATCTCCTAATGTGACTGTACCACACGCTGCTCTTGGACTAATTTTATTTACTTTTATTTCACTCATAATTTACCTATTGAAATTTGTACCTTATTATTACTATACCAGAACCTCCAGTGCCACCTGTTCCAGGTCCTGATCTTTGAACACCACCTCCACCACCGCCACCAGTGTTTGTAGCTCCGGATTCTCCATTACCAGGAAAACAATTAGCACCATTTCCACCACCACCAATTCCTCCGGGTCCTGGTGTTCCAGGTCCTGGATCTCCATAAAAAGAACCACCTCCACCACCTGCAAAATATCTAGTATTACTAACTGGTCCACCTTCTCCAAAACTTGGAGCCGTAGGACCAATAACTGTGTCAGCTAAAAATGAACCTGCACCACCCGCACCACCAGTTCCACCCGTTGTACCATTACTACCTGCAGCTCCAGCACCGCCACCGCCACCAGCTCCATGTGAAGGTCCTCCAGCTCCATTTCCTCCATCATTACCTTGAGGTGGGCTGACTGGTGGAGTATTACCAGATCCACCTGGATTATCATAACCACCTGCACCTGAACCACCATTAGTTCCAGTGCTTGTTTTTGATCCACCGCCACCTGCTGATGTAATACTTGAAAAAATTGAATTAGCACCTGGACTTCCATCTGCAGTAGGTGGAGAACCGATTGCGCCTCCAGCACCAACTGTGATTGGAAAACCTTGTACTGAAACTGGTATACCTGTAGGATTTGCTAAAGGTGACATTGTAGGAGCAGGAACGCATCCTACTGAATTAGAAAGTCTAAAACCACCCGCACCTCCGCCAGCACCTCTATCTCCTTGAGCAGCTCCGCCTCCTGCAACCACAAAATAATCTACTGTATTTGAACCTGTGGAATTACCCGCAGCAGAAACACAGAAAGTTCCCGGACCTGTAAAAATATGTGTTTTAAAATTACCCGATGTTATAGTAGTTCCGCCTGTGGCTGTTACAAATTCCGGACCAGGAGCTTCATCTTGTAAACCTGACTCAGTTACTAACCATCCTTTTGTTGCATCTGCATATACTAATGTAATTGCAATACCTTCTGTTTCTATATTTGAATCTAATGCTTGCCCTCCAATATTAGAGCCGTTTCTACCAATTGTTAAATTTCCAGTATCAAATGTATTTGCATAATCTTTAAACGCTACAATGTCTCCTGAACTTGGCGATGCAGGGAGTGTTAGTGTAAAACCTCCACTTGTAGTATTACAAAAATACCCTTCACCAGACACTGCTGTAAAACCACTTGTTTTAATTGACGTTTGCCAATCAACGGCACCTGCACGACCCATACCAGTTGTAGATGCACCGGAAGCTATTGCTACTGTTTTACCAGATTCACCTAATGTTAGTGTAGACCCTGATTCTGTTGTTACTGTATTTACTTTAATTTTACTTGTCATAATTATTGGAATTTATACCTTATTATTACTACACCAGAGCCGCCTGCTCCAGCTTTATTTGTAGAAGTATTTCCACCGCCTCCACCACCAGTATTGGCTGTACCATCTTCTGCTAAACCTGCGGGTGAACCAGCGCCACCGCCACCGCCTCCACCACCTAATCCACCTGCTCCTGCTGTTCCTGGAGGATAATAGCTACCTGCACCACCGCCTCCACCAAAATATTGTTTGCCACCAGAAGGTTCACCTGAAGTACCAAAAGCAGTAGGAAAACCTCCACCTGCTCCACCAGGTGAAATAGCGTCTTGAGGATGTGGTGCTCCAGTACAACTTGCACCTACTGCCATAAATCCACCTCCACCACCTGCTCCAGCATTACCAGATGGTTGTGGTTGATTTCCTCCATTACTTCCTTGAGAGGGAGATACGGGAGGAGTATTTCCTGTTCCACCAGTAGCTCCACCATCTCTTGCAGCCCCGCCACCAGATCCACCAGGTGAACCTCCTCCTGTAGTTGCACCAGCACCACCACCTGTTGATGTTATTGTTGAAAAAGTTGAATTAACTCCATTAGTAACACTTGGATAAGTTGGAGATCCTTTTGTACCTCCACCTCCAACCGCGATTGGAAATGATGTAGCAGTTACTGTAACTTCTGTTCCTGAAGGATAATTGTTTCTTGGACCTGCTGGAGCACCTGACATTGGTGCACAAGTCGTATTTAAATAAAATCTTACACCACCTGCTCCACCACCTGCGTGACCTTTAGCAGTGTTCGGACTTCCAGCTGTACCACCTCCTCCGCCTGCTACTACTAAATAATCTACCTTATTATTAGCTGCGCAAGCTGCTATTTTAGATACTGAAAAAGTTCCAGGCCCTGTGAATGTATGAATTTTGTAATTTCCACAACAAGTAGTTGTTCCACCTGTAGCTACAATAAACTCATTAGCTCTTTCATTAGAAGTTGAATCTTGAACATTAATCCAGCCTTGTGTTGAATCTACAAATACAAATGTAACTGATTGACCTTCTGTATTTAAAACTACATCTGCATTTACACTACCAATTTTATCTGAACCATTTGGTGAAACTGTTAAATTATTTGTTTGCCAAGTGCCTGCATAATCTGCAAGTGAAACTATTGCACCTGCTGCTCCAGCAGGTAAGTTACAAGTAAATCCTCCAGCTGTTGTATTACAAAAAAACCCATCTCCAGATACAGCACTAAATGTTGTTGTCTTTGGAGTTGTATCCCAATCAACAGTCCCTGTTCTACCAAATCCTGTTTGAGTAGCTCCGCACGCTAAAGTTACAGCCGTGCCTGATCCACCTAAAGTTAAGGTTGAACCACTTTGTTTATCTATTGCATCTACTTCTATCTTTGACATTACACTATTACT